CCCGTCATACCCATACTGCGCCTTTTTGATTTGAAGACCAGATGCGATTCGAGCTGGGGGCGCACTAATACTTATGCTGTCGCCATCGACTGCCGTTTCAATATTCGAATTTCCACCATTAATCGTGTAATTCACGGTTAGTGTTTTCAATTGACCAGGTGCTGGGTCTTTCACATTCAGGGCCGCTGGAGTGACTACGAACTTTATGTCGCCATCTTTGTTTTTAGCAGCTACTGCGCGAGCTACATCTACACTTTTTGAACCAACGCCATAGGACGCCGACTGAATATGTATGCCGGTGGACATTCTTATTATACGGCAGGATTATGAGCTGAAAACAACGTTCGCAACACCGCCCATGATTCGGAGATAATTGTAAGATTCCACAAATACCCTTACACCAAACGTGTATTGGTACTGCGATGTAGCAAGTGCTGACCCAGTCTGTACGACAGTAACCACATCATTCGGACCATACAACAGTCGTCCATTCTGGTCTACGGCTGCAGGGTTAACAACCGTAGGATTCGCGTTATTGACCGTGGATTTCAGTACGCACGATACAGTTTGAGTCTGCCCCGACTGAACGGTAGCGAGCGCTGGCTGGACGTACGTGTTTCGCAGAATAGGTTTGTTGAACATAGACCCATTCAGATGTCCACTTGGCTGAGTTGTTCCGTGTTCAAGTGCGAAAGAGTACGAATACAACCCTGGGATACTGCTCGATGTCTGGCCAGTTTGGTGACGGTAATTCTGGAGCTGGGAGAAGAAGTAGGTCTGCTTGTATGAGAACCGCTCCTTTCCATCGAGAATAATTGCGGATTCCAGTAAAATGTCCCGCTGCGACGTGTTTGTGGGAAGAGCAACCCCCGATGAATACTGCGGAGTCATGTACAACATGCCGGTAGAATCCTGTGGTGGTTTGTAGGGGTCTACCCAGTTCGTATAGTTATCATAATCATTCTGCTGGAGACGGTCAAAGCGCTGAGCGACCCACACCATTTGAGTACACAAATTTCGCATGAGTACTAGAGTATCATTACTTGCTCCTGCAAGACCATCCCCACTTGTTACATCTACTTGGTTCATTATGAACGAATGTTCATTCTTCGTTATATGGATAAGTTCGGCATCATTTAGGAAAATGTAGTTGGCTTCAATGAATGGACTCAATTTCCAGAACATAAGGGTAGGATTGGTAGGAACTGGAGCGGGTGAATATGTGGGAGGCGACAAGAAATTGTTCATCGTCATAATTGGACTACTTGGATCAGGAGCTATACGTACTCCAAAATTTGGGTTCGCAACTCCACCAATCTGCTCACGCACATCGCGAATCGTGAATAGTTGGTACATATTTTTCAATTCAATCACGATTTCTACGGTAGAATAGGTTAGTGCCGAAATAGGCAGAGCAGCTCCCACGTTTTCGCAAAACCAAAAATGGAGAGGAATGTTCAAAACTTGACCGTAAAGTGACGGCTCTGCGGCTGATGTCGCGGTAGAAATCGCATGCGGGTACTGGTTCATTCGGTCGTATGCGTTTGCTGGGTCGTATAGCTGCCGAACGTTTCCGACCATAGAGTTCACCATAGTCTTCTTATTCGCATCAAAATTCAAATCGGCATACAGTTTCATCCATTCTCCAGTATGACGCACAACTTCCTGTCCGTTAATAACGACTGACGCATAGTTAATCATATTGTACCCGATATTTCGTACCCACTGAAACTCATAGCCTATCGCAGCCGCATTTGCGTTGAGGTTTGGGTGAGTTCCCGGAACAACTTGATGGACCGGTGAGTAAATGTTCGGGAGCGTGAGTACTAGATAACAATCATTCACTAACTGTGCGAACTGCTCAACCTTCGCACGAAGAGTTAGAGATCCGGATGCCGGTAATTGTAAATTGGTTGTTTTGAACACCAATTCAAACTGTTCCATCGCAAAATCCGTGTGGCGCTTGTAAACAGACCTAAAATGCGTGAACGAGGGGTTCCCACATACTAGTTGATCTTGTGCACCTTTGTTCACTAATTGCATTAAGCCGCCCATCTTACTTATTTACTGAATAGTTTTATGTGTGAAGACTCCGCATTTTGTACATCCAGTTGTCTTCACGGTTATTGGAGTTGTGGTGCAGCTACACAGCGTATTCAACGTCAGAGATTTCGCGTTCGGGTTCGTAGGGTTCTCTGCTCGGGTTATATACGTCAATTTCTGTGACGCCATGAAATCTGTCCATGATGATGCTGGACGGCGAATTTTAGATGTTCCAACTACTTTGGAAATAAGCATTGCCTGGGAATATCCTAGTTGAGGATTACCTGGTGGGGCAATGTCTTCGTTTGTAGCAAGATTCACAGATACATAGGTTGTCGCACCACGAAGACGCTGGATGCGGGTCCATTCTCCTGCAGATAATCCACGAGTACCAGCAGAAATATTACTGGCCATTCTCTTATACTACAACGTGCGGAAAAAATGAAATAGATGTCGGGCCAGTACGTCGTCCAATCTGAAGAAGTCGTTTCTCATCCCCCCACGCACCATAATCAAATATCTCATTGCTCTGGGGGTCTAATACCATCGCCATTCCTTTCACTTTAATTATCTGCAGACGCCTCTTTCGTTTAACGAGGTTCAGAGTATACAATTCATCTTTTTCATCATCGAGGTATTTGGGGCGGTACGCTAAGTCTTCAGCAGTTACAGATGTATCAAAACGCATACATTGAATCACTGGCTGTTCTTTCGAATGTAGTTTTCGGTGAATTTCACAATCAACGGCCGACTGCTTTAGTACCAACGCTAAACTCTTGATAAGACGGTTCTTACGAAAAGAAACATCGTACAAATACTCATCCGAGCTCATAAATGCTTCACGAGGTTCATCCCCCTCATACATTTTCATACCGGTATCGTTTCGGCGAATAAGGACTACATTGTTCTCTGACGATGCCGTTTGTTCTGGAGTAAAAACAGACATATAAAGTTTCACTGTGACTGTGCGTTCTTCGGGAGGAAGTGAAGAGTGGGAATTCAATCGGATAGCACGTCCAATAACCTGGTCAATACGTGCAGGATTCCAGTAGGGTTCCATAATGTAAACATTTCGGACATTTAGTAACGTAATACCCTCAGCCGCACTCGACGATCCCATCAAAATACACAACCGTTTTTCCTTGATTGAATCTTTAAGTGCCGCTGGAAATGTGTCCGTATATTGACCATTAAATATTTGACGCATAAATTCAAGTTCATCCTCTTCTTCGTCTCCAGTATACATTCCGTATGCGGGCTTACCCTTTTCCATCTTAGGGTCTTCTTTCCATTGTCCGCCTTCCTTAATAAGCTTATATCTCTGAAACCCATTGTGTTTTAATACCAACCCAAATACACCCAGACCTTCTAGAGTTTTGTATTGCGAATACACGAACTGGTTTCTCCAAGGTTTGTTTTCACCTACTCCCTCCTTCAAATCTTTCAGCATTTGAGCCATCTTGGGAGAGTATAGCGCCAAACTTTTGGGAGATAAGAACCGCTCAGGTTCTGCATCGAGTTTGTTAAGAATTACAAGTTTGTCTTCGGAAATAGGATTGCCCCACATAGACGTCTCAGTTTCTCCTGTTTCCTCGGACATCTTGTACTTGAATTCGGGAGGAATGGCGTAATTGCAAACAAGACGAGACGCTGGGCGGTATGAACCCATATCGTCATTCAGAGAAGGCATACGTTTCTTTTTGGCTTCACGCTCCAACTCTTCTTTGCGCGCAGTTAAGTATCGCAAAAACTGCTCATCGGACATTGGGATTTTCGTGAGTGTTTTATCTTCGTCTAATCGTTTCGGAAGCAGGTTTTCATCAGCACCTCGGTAGTATGAAACAAGACCCTGGATACGTCGACCGAACAATAATGCGTTCTTGATTTTAAGCCCGTCAACAAACGTTTTCATGAATTCTTCGAAATCAGTGGGTAAACATTCTAGGAGTTCAGTAGACATCTTCGTTTCATCTTCCAACTGAATACCTGGGAACTTTGTTTCAAAGTCTATTTTCCACTTCGAAGCCCAAACTTTTATATCTGGTTCTTGCTTGAAATCCTTATTGTATTTTACAGCAATACGTTCCCCTTTATCATTGTACACGCTCTCAAAATTTGGAGGATTGCGAGTCAACATAAATACTCGTCTCACTGAGTTGTATTCGATAGTATCTACATCCTTCAATTGCCGGAAAAAGGCCGTCATCATTCCTTCGTCCCATGTGATTGCCGATTTTGTAGGAACATTCACTCGCTCAATTGCTCCTCGCAAAAGATTCATGAGATACGCGATTTCCTGGGGACGGTTGATGACCGGAGTTCCAGATAAACATACAATCTTGATATTTTTAGCTTTGTACATGTAATCAAACAGCCGCATCTTGGTTTCTCGTTCATTGAACACTGACCCAATTAAGTTATGCGCCTCTTCCAAAACTACCACCGAGTCATCAAACATACGTTCGGAAGGAAGAATACGATCCACATTCACTTTGCTGATTCCGTTGTACCGGATAAACGTAAACCGCGAATTAATCGTATCATTAATTTGTGTCTCAATACGTTTCTTAAAATCAGGTGTGAGAGTGCTGAAATTCGGTGCGGCATCTTTTACGGTAACAAAAAAGGCTCCATTCTCGTCAAGGTACTTTTCAGTAACTCCTAGAGTCTTTGCTAATTCCCTGTCCTCCAATGTTCTGATTTTATGTTCTTCCCAATGTTGTTCAAACTTGTAAATTGGATCTCCGCAGTTACGAATCTCATTCTTGTAATTGTCCTCAAGTCGAGCTGGTGTGATAATATAAATCTTCTTGTTGCCCATGAGAGATTCTGCGACTGCGATAGATGAACATGTTTTTCCCGAGCCGAGACCATGGTAAACCAAGAGACCTCGATACGGAGTTTCTATCATAAGGTAATCGCGCACCAGCTTCTGGTACGGTTGCAATTGGAATCCCTTGGTTTCTGTTCCCTCCACATCCTTTTGCCGGTATTTCATAAATATCCGAGTTATAAAGTCAGAGAACGCCTTGCGATCAGGCAGTACGAAAGACATCCCACTTATTTTTGGGGACGAAGATATAATGGAGAGTTTTGAAGCAACAGTTCGCAAATCGCCTAAGCTCTGGATGGTAGCATTTTACTTGTTTTTTGTGGCCGCCTTTCTTTACGTAAAGCCAGCTATGGCGTTCGGTAAAGATGGTAATGTTCGGCCTTTCGGTGTAGCCAAGCGCGAGGCAACTGTATTTCCCCTCTGGTTGTGGATGCTCGGACTTGCTGTAGTATCCTATCTCCTGGTTGTCTGGATTTTGGACTTTGATTTCTAAGCAGTGGGTGGTGGTACAACAGGAGCTGACGCAGCAGCGTCCGCATGTTTCTTTGCATTCAGTTTGGCCAACAAGTCCGTCTTGAACTTCGACATTTCATCAGCGGTCGCAACACATACCTTTGTTTCCGAGTCGTGTACTGTCCAGACCGTCATTGGCCAGAGAACAAGCATTAAAATGTATCCAATACCCACTTTTAACGCGGTGTCTTCGTTGAGTCCTAAACTAACAAAAAAGTTCTTGAACGGTTCGCGGATAACGGTTAGGAAACTTGCGAGGAGATACATCAAACTCGGTGCTGCCGCGGTTATTGCCCCGTTCTTCAATGAAACCAAAAAATTGGTCTTTCCGCATTTTGAAAATGTCGTGGCCATCATGATAACCAACGATCCAACAGTTAGGCACGCAAATATCACACCAGTGTATGTGAATGCTTCCATTTGTTATTCCGGGATACTTTGATAGGAAGAAACTAGACGTTCCAGTCGAGAAATCAGATCCAGCCTCTCAACATAGTGCGGCCGGATCGAACCCCGACATTCCGTGAGTGTTTTCCATCCTACTTCCGATACTTCCTTGCTCTGCATAAACGTTAACTTCTGACCAAGATTAATCAGTTTGGAATCTTTTAACATCGCTACGAAGTAGATGTGGCGGTACATAATGTTATTTGTACCCTTGAACGTTTCCGTAAAACTTAGTTTGTCATGGAGAGTATACGAATCTGGATGAATGTTTGTTTCTTCAAAGAATTCTCGCTCGGCACACTGAACATCAGTTTCTCCGCGCATACGTCGACCTTTTGGAAATCCCCATTCCGGGTCTGTATATTTTGAAGGAAAGTCGCTCACTATCTTAGCACGGTCAAGTTGATAATATTTAGATTTTGAAATCTCATACTCTGCTGAATGCGTGTCTCGCCCCTGACCCCACAGCTTCGTCCACAATGTATCAAATTCCTGCTCCACAATAAGTTTCTGTTCAGGAATAGTCATGTTTCCAACCAAACGGTTTGTGTATTCGGGATTTCCCATATCATACTTCCCCCGAATAAATTCCATATACGCCATAGAATCCTTACGTTTCACCATCAGGATACCCACCGTTCGTGGGTCTACAGGAAGCTTCAGGGGATCATAAGCCCCTCGTATAAGAAGAATCCCGCACGAGATTATGGGGTCTTTACATGTTCGAAACACGTGTCCTTTTTCACCACAATTGTTGCAGTACATTTCCTTCAAACTCATTTCACTGTTCTATCGTCCGTTTTTTACTTCCGGCTTTCTAACAAATGGGTGGAAGCTCTACAAAACCTCAACTACCTTCAGTTGCGACGCTCGGAGTTGAGTCAGGAAGCTTTTCCGGAGCCGATGTCGCCCGAATTAATGCCGTTAACACTGCATCTCAGAAAGCGTATCAGGATGCAGTACTAGCTGCCCAACAGACTGCTATGTACTGGAAATACTTTTTCATCAGTGTGTTTCCAATTATAGGAATAGTTGCTTTAGTAGTTGTTATTATCCACGATGTTGTTGCCCGTAATACCGGTAGCCAGACATGGATGTTGCCCGGGGCTCCGGCCGCTGCTTCTACACCTACCACAACTGGCGCTACCGGTCCTGCTGCTCCGGTGAAGCAAGCCTTTACCAACTTCATGGGATGGGGGTCTACGTATGAAAACATGGACGAAAGTGTTCCGTCCGGGTCTACGGGACCTGCAGAAGCATGCCCAGTCACATCCCAAGCACCCGCATCCGCACCAGCACCCGCACCCGCACCACCTCTATTCTGGCAGTGGTTTAATGGGTTTGGAACATCTCCCGGTCCACACGATGCAACCACAGTAGCTACCGTTTCCGGATCTTCGGCTCCCTTATCATCTGCGAATCAGGGAGGATATGGTATGCAGTGGTGGATGTATGTTCAGGACTGGAATTATGGTTATGGACGAGACAAGCCAGTTGTTACGCGTGCTGACCCTACTAACCCCTCAATCCAGAACCCAGCCGTCTTCCTGC